GACCGCATCAAGCGGCTGGAGGAGTCAGAGAATCGGATGCTTAACTGGCTGACTGAAGACTGCCCAGAGTCAGTTAAAAAACAGCTTTCAAATGCGTGGATGAAATCCAAGGAGGCCAAGCCGTGAGTGAAACACCGAGGACGGATCAGATGGAGAAACTTGCATACTGGTTTAACGACGACATGACTCCAGTTTGCGAGTCTAGGTTTGTTCGCTCACTTGAACGTGAACTCAACGCAGCCAATGCAATCATCCGTCAGCAGCAATTGCTGGATGAGGAGAATCTGCGGCTACAGGAGCGCATCAAGCGGCTGGATGAAACATTGGAAGGTGTTACCGATAAGCTTGATGGCGCGTGGGGAATCTACATGAAATTTAAGGAGCCTAAGCCGTGAGCGACACCCCTAGAACAGACGAACAGATCAACGGTAAACCATGCACTCGATTTGAAATACTAGCTGGTGATTCGCTGCGTAATGCCGCAGTTCCATCGGAGTTCGCTCGCCAACTCGAACGCGAACTCAACGCGGCCAATGAGATGTTCAGGAAACTCAATCTCCACACCCTCAATCTAACTGACCGCATCAAACGGCTGGAGGAGGCTCTGGAGGCTACCGCCAAGGTCATCGGACCTCCCGGCAAATCAACATGGGTTTCGGACGACGAACTCAATCATGCGTGGGAACTCTACATCAAAGCCAAGGAGGCCAAGCCGTGAGCAACGAACACAACTGCCCTCGGTGCAACGCTCCATTTTTGTGTTTTAATGGAGTCAATACGCGCCATTTCAAGTGCGGATCAAGCACTCAAATTCCTTCCGTAGCGTGCGGGTATGCATCGCAGCTTCAAAAGCGCATCCAGCAACTCGAAACCGAGAACGACGCACTCCGCGCTGATCTATTATTATGGAATGAGAAGGAGGTAAAATGAGAGACTGCGCCTTCATATACGTCAATAAATCTAACGGACTAGTGCGCGTTGAGAGTATTGATACAGCCAAGCACGTCGATCAAAGCCCAGAGTGGAAACACGTCGCGACAATTAACCCTCACGTTGTGCTGGAGAGCATTCTCCGAGCTTCAATCAAAGACAGAAATCAGATCATCAAACACCTACTGACATGAGCACACACATAAAAATCGAAAATCAGACCGAAGTCCCTGTTCTTGTTGCTCTTTTCGAGCAGCCCAAATGCAACGACCATCCTTCTAGGAGCGCAGTCCTAAAACCCGGCGAGAGCTGCGACTGGGGCAGTGGCTCCGTACCACTCGGAAACTACCAGTGCTATGCCGTGATGAGCGGTGATGCTAGCAGCCATGACGAGTGGGTCTGGCACTTCCCCGGCATTGCAGAGGTGGTAGCTCCGTTGGAGCTAGGATTTAAACTGTGGCATGCAGGCGACATCGACTGGGCCAACGTCAAGGCGATGAGCAGTGACGACTTGAACGCTACGTTCGGCTCCACCTACACCTCGGCCAAGAGCAGCACGAAGAGCTGGAACGGAATGTCTTCCTGCATATTCCATGTCCGCGGCGGTCCTTCCTGGGTCGAGGAAACCGAACAAGTGGGCATCTATAGGCCGAAGACAGTGGCCTACAATGGCGTTCAGTCCACGCCGATGAAGAGCGAGTAGATTAAAAATGAGTCTACTTCAAGAATTAGGGTTGACGAAGGAGTCAATGGCGAAGATGTTGGGACCAGTTCCCGCCTTCAAAGCCCCTGATCCATTGATCTGCCGGCGGTGGGAAGCTGTTCCAGCAAAGATCAGAGAATCGATTCTAAGGGATAACTCAACATTCACCTACAGAGAGTTGGCCAAGAAATACGGTATCTCGCATTCATGCGTATGGAACATCAAGAACAAACAACCAAACAAACAATAGAGGAACTACAACGATGGAAACTGTTATGTCACGAATTGGCCGCATGCTTGGGATGCGGATGCACAACTCAAACCGGCCTGTGTGTCCAGTGCCACAAAGCACAGAAACGGTATCGAGCGGTCCAGATACCGTTGCAATAGATAAAGAACCAAAGAAGAAAAAAAGAAAGTATCTCAAACATACATACATGAAAACCAACGATTCAATTGATAAGGTAAGAGCATTCAGGGTTAAGGGACTTACCTACAAAGCTATCGGTGCAGAGTTAAACATCTCAAAGCAACGGGTGTTCCAGATAATCGCCGCCGGCAAGAAGCGGGATGCCTCGAATAACAAATGGACCGCGGGTCTCAGTTCTCGCAACGCGAACTTGATGGAGAAGCTTGGCATCAAAGACAAGGAGACCGCCATCCATGCAATCCATAACCGTGACATCGTACCGTTCAAATGGAAGAACTTCGGTGTTCGATCCTACCACGATCTGTGCTCGTGGCTTGGTACTCTACCAGCCGATCCCGGTCTAGGCCGGCACTGCCCCCATTGCGGTAAAACCTCCAAGCAATGAGCCGTCACGCATTCCCGCTCGTCGAATCCATCAAGGTGGTCCATCTCTCAGATGGAAGAACCATCCGAGTGCGGCGTGATCGAACCGAAGAGAATCTAAAGACCAACTACGGAGATGGTGATATCCACCTCACTTGCGTGTCCCAAGCCCATGATCCCATCGAGATGATCAAGACCTTGGCCCGCATGGAGAGCGTTCGATCCGTAGAACTGGTTGATTCCAAAGGCAACGGACTCGTAGTCCACAAACAAAAATGAAACAGTCCTCAACACACGACCTCGTCAACGCGCTCAATATCCTCTCAGCCGAACTAGATACCCAAGATGGAATCCCCAATGCGCTCTGTGCCGAAGCATCCACTCGTCTCCTTGAGCTGGTCCAGCTCACGAGCGACCTTACAGCACACATCATCTCCAACCCTGTGCATCATGGTCGATGCAACGCCAAGACCAAGGGTTCCTACTGTAACTGTATCTTGGCTCGCCTCATCACCTCATGAAGACCCCAAGGCAAGAGCAACCCTGGTACGAATCCCGCCTCTCAAATAATAAGAAACCTGGTCCCATAACCGAAGATGAACGAACCATCATCACCGATGAGAACCGCCGGCTCATCGAACAGTCAGCCCAGATAATTGCTTGGGGCATCGCTAAAGGCTGGATCGCTTACCCCGAACCAATAGAACGTCGCATATGGAAAATCCCTCAGCTCTCCCACCCTCCCGGTTCGTCAATCGATCCAACTCTGGAGTCATAGTCACAGTCCTTCATGTTGGCCAATATCGGCTCGCAGAACTCAAAGCTCCCGTCATCATCTACCAAAGAGGCAGCAACATCTACGTTCGCCTCACCTCGGAATTCCACACCAAATTCAAACCCTATGAAGAAAGCTAAAGCCAAGCCCGCCGCCTACGCCGCCAAGCCCAGCACCAAAAAGACCGGAACCTATTCCCCCAAAACCCAAGCCATCAAACGGCTGATGAAGATAGACAAAATGAAGTAGCCCCCAACGATCAGTCCCAAACAAACAACGATATGACACCGCACCAACGTGCGGCCCTTTGGCTTTCCAAGGTGCCGCCAGCCGTCTCCGGTCAGTCCGGACACTCAACTACCTACACCGCCGCCGTCGGCCTCGTACACGGCTTCCAGCTCTCGGAGGGCGATGCTCTGGCCCTGCTCTCTGCTTGGAATCAATCCTGCCAACCACCTTGGTCCGATCGCGAACTTATCCACAAGCTCCGCGAGGCCGCTTCCAAGTCTCACTCCAAACCAGCCGGCCATCTACTTCAATCTGGATCGGCTCCCTCAACCGCTCCCTTCGATATCACCAAGGTATCATTCAAGAGGCCGTCACCAGCGGTTGCGCCCGATCCCCAAGCCAGCGAGTTCAAGCGGTTCCTTCAAGCCGCCTTTGCGTCCACCGAGGTGGTCTGTATCTGTGATGCGGTCGAGGAGGGTAGGCCAGTCACTGCTGGATCGTTCATTCCCATCGAGGAATGGATCGCCCGCTTCGATGATCCGGCATCCCGCATCCTGTCACCGGAACGCGAGGGTATCTTCGTTCGCATCAACCCATTCCGGCCCAACCTCTACAGCGGCTCCGACAACGATGTCAGCGCGTACCGACATGTCCTGGTGGAGTTCGACGACAAGCCCAAGGCCGAACAGGAGAAGCTATTCCGCGATTCTGGCCTACCCATCACCGTCCTCATCGACTCCGGTGGTAAGTCCATCCATGCCTGGGTCCGCGTAGATGCGCCCAACCGCAAGGAATGGGACATCCGCCGGGATATCATCTACTCGTCGATCCCGGGCATCGATGCCAAGAACAAGAACCCGAGTCGCTACAGCCGGCTACCGGGCGCATGGCGTAGCCCTACGTCCCAGCAGAAGCTGCTGGCCACTAACCTCGGCTCCGCTTCATGGGAGGATTACCTCACCTCACGCGAGACCGATGATGATCAATCCACGGTGGTCAGCATCAAGGATCTCATATCCTTCGATTCATCCAACGATCCGGACAACCTGATCGGCCAACGCTGGCTCACCCGCGGCTCCTCCATGATCGTCAGCGGTGGTACCGGTATCGGGAAGTCATCCCTGATGATGCAGATCGTCATCCAATGGGCACTCGGCAAGGACTTCTTCGGTATCGCCCCGGTGAAGCCCCTCAAGATCGGAGTTATCCAGGCCGAGAACGACAAGGGCGATCTCGCCGAGGCATTCCAGGGCGTGGGGTTCGGACTCAACCTTAGCGGGAGCGACATGAAGATGCTCCAGCAACAGCTCGAATTCCGGACCGAAGCCGTCCGTACCGGTGATCAGTTCCTCGCCTACGCCCGCCGCTTCATTTACAAGTCCAAGCTCGATGTCATCGTGGCCGATCCTTTGTTCAGTTACTTCGGCGGCGACCTCAGTGACCAGGGCGAGGTCAGCGTGTTCTTGCGTAACAAACTCCAGCCCATCCTTCAGGAAACCAAGGTCGCTTGGATCTGGATGCATCACATCTCCAAAGCCCAGCGCAAGGACGGCGAACCCATGACCACTATGGAACTCGCTCACGCCGGCTTCGGCTCCTCGGAGCTTGCCAATTGGGCGCGTGAGATCGCGGTTCTGGCAGAGGTAGGCCAGTTCAAGCCTAGACGCTTCCAGCTAGCCTTCTGCAAGCGTGGAGGGCGGCTTCCCAAACCAATCATCAACCTCCAGCACGGGACCGATCGTATCAAGTGGGAGGAATACAACCCGCTGGTCATCACCGGTGCCCAGCTCAAGGAGAAGAAACCGTTCAACAACAAGGCCAAGAGGAAAGACAGTATATGAAATACCGCGATCAGTTCGGGAAGATGCCGCCGCTCAAGCATGATAAGATCACTGCTTCCAGCGAGGTGGTTATGCACATAGCCAGTGGGATATCATGCGATATCGAGCGGGCCAATAAGTTGTTCAATGAACTTCGCAAGCGTCGGATCATCGTCTTCGACAAGCTCGACCGGACATGGCACGGCATCGACAACCGCTCCATCCGCCACACCGATTCGGACCGTATCCGGATGCTGGAGATCCGGCTGGAGACCCTCGAAAACAAGCACAAGAAGCTCCTCGCCGCCTACCGCGCCCACATCGACCTAATTCCCAACTAGGGGGGTTCACTAGGGGGTAGTCCATAGGCCTATGTGGCCCCCCTTTCTAAGAATTTACTCCCCCCTAGGAACGCCCCCACTAACCCCTCTAATATAGGGGTATGGTTGCTCCCCCTTAATTGCTACTATGGCAATGGGGGGCAACCACAGTAAACTAAACTCAACTACGAAATCGCTCGTTCGCTTGGACCCCCTATTTGGAAGTTTTAATTTTCTTCTCCTCGCCGGGGTCAGGGTACGGGGTGGTGGTTGGATGGATGGAAGCGAATGCCCCGCGCTGGAGTCTGGAGGGGTCTAGGAGCGCGTTTGATGGCTGGATGGGGTGAAGACAGCGGAGAGCAGGGTTTTGAAGGCTAGAGAGGCGGTTGCTGGGACGACCCCGTTTCCGATAAGTTGCCTTTCGCTTTGGAGATGGCGGCGATGGCACGGTCCAGAGCTTTAGCCTCAATCCTGATGCAGCCCTCGTACCCGTCGTCGCCAACATTTCCACAGGTTGAGGAGAGAACGACTTCAAGAGCGGCCAGCAAGTCAGGGGCGGAGGCGATTAAATGGGCGTTGGCAAGCGGCACACTTTCGTCATTGAACGGCATTGCATTGACGTTGGCCAAAACCAGTGGCAATCCACCATTGTTTAAAGAGGCGGAACTACCGTCAACGACTTGAACTTTCGAACGCCTAGAATCGAACTTGTTCTGCTCGAAATTAACCAGCCAAGGGCCGGGGGTATGGGATTTCGTGGAGTCGTCGCTGACAATGGTTTGTTGGTTCACGCCGCACAACCTACCGCACCATGATCCTCCTCGTCAAGCGGGAAAATACCGCACCATGAGAAATATGTGGACCGCATCCGGACCAATGTTTACGGGGGTCCGAGCGAAATGCGTCGAACCGCGCCATAATTTATCCGATTTCCCGATTCCCGATTCTGGAATTCCGAATTCCGAATTCCGTATGGCGTATGGAGAATCCGAGATACCGCACCATGAGGTTCTGGGTCCGCGGGGCGCACATGGGCTTCGCGTGGGCCGGGTGTAACGGGGTGAGACATGGGATGTCGTACCCTGAGGTGCTATGTAAATAGCGGGGGTGGACATTGGGTGTCCTGGGGGGGTACCTGGTCGCCTAGTGACAAATCGAAAGCGACCAGTGACCAGTGACCAAGTGACCAAGTGACAAGGAAGGAAGGAACCGACACACAGGGGGATCGATGGCCAACTAAGAAGACAAGCGGCAAGCGGCAAGCGGTCAATCGCCCTGGGAAGGAAGAAAGCGGCAAGCGGGTGTCGGCACCCTCTAGGCAAAGAAAGAGCCCCTTGGGGCTTCCAAGGGGCTTGGTGGGGGTGATTGGATTTACTTACCGTTACCGGCAAGGGCGGAGATGACAAGCAATAGGGTGAACAGCAGGCAGAGGGCTAAGTAGCCTAGGACACGGAGTAGGGGCTTCATATCATGACATGGACATAGTCTCCACAGGGCAAGTGTCCCGTTGCGAAAACTATGTTGTCGCCAAAGTCCCGGGAGAAGTCCCGGGAGAAAAGCAATCGGGCCGCTTGTTGGTGCCCGTCGTGCCGATCGCTTTCGTAGGGGTACGGTATCGTGAGGGAACCCTTACTCCACGTTGCTTTGATGCGGGCACCCTTCGTGTCTGTCGGCCCGAGAAAACGGGTTTTGATCGCTTCCATTGTGTGGCTTGGTAAGGGTTCAAATCACACCGAGCGCGATGAGAATTGACGGGCACCCGTGGCTGCATGCGCCGTCGGGTTCCACAATGCAGCCTTCGGTGCAGCATGCGGGTGATGTGGCTTCCCACATTGCGTTGCGGGTGAATTGCTCGAGGGTGTCGGGTGTGAACCCTTCGTTTTCTAGGGCTTCCGTGGCTGTGATTAGGTAGGGGTTGGACTTGGTTTTCATGATTTTAAATCGGGCGTCAATTGCCCGCTATTCCCTTCAGTTGCCCGAAGGGAAGTGCGGAAAATCAGGCTTCAAGGAAATGACCAGCACCCTTGCCATGGGGTGGAATCCACACGTTTTCCAATCCACCCCGAGCACCCGCACACAGCAGACACACGGAACATGGGGTTCCATCGCGATCCGAAGCGCAGAGTTGCTCGCCCGTGGAAGCTTCGGAACCCACACGGAAGGTTGACCAGCCCATTGACCGAGCGATGACCAATTCAGCGATGGAGTCAACCGATGCCATTAGAATTGAACGCCAAGCCTGCAGGGAGGGTTTTCTCCATTGATGCGTATAGCCGGTGTGACCAGAAGCCACGCCCGCGATTGCAAGGGCAAGGGGCAAGGGAATGTGCACAGGATCGCCGTATGCGCCGAAGCGGACTTTGCGACCAGTGAAACCCTCGAGGGATCGGAGCGGCGCATAGTTTCCGGCTTTCCATGATTTATAAATCTGCAACGGAGCCTGCCCTTCGTTGACGTAGCAAGTCCGCTCCACTCCAAAGCGACCGTTTTCCTCGTGGCCACGGTGTCTGCAATTGCCGCAGATAATGCGGTCCAAGCCGGTTTTGATCGCGGTCACAGGGTCACAGGCTTTAACCAGAATCCACACTTGGAGCATGTCGCCCGTTTTTCGATTGTCCGAGGGGTTGGAAAAACCCGTGGCGATGATGACGCGGTGGGTGTCTTCGTGGAGGATGAAGCCATTGCTCACAGGGAACCTCCATTGACCACGGTGAACCGATAGTTGTGGCCAGTAGTTTCATTGCGGCCCGTTGAATAGCCAATGAAAGCGGCGAACTCCACGATAGAAAGATTCGGCACGTAGGAATCCTCCACAAGGGAGCGAACGTATCCACGTCGACCGAAAGCTCGGCGGGCGGCTCGGCGGGCGAAAACTTCCGCAGCCTCAGCGATACCGAGAGCACGGACGGGGCGGAAGCCGTTGCAACGAAAGAGGATCACAGAAGACCTCCAATCCATTCAGCAATGGCGGGGATGGCCATAAGGGCGAGGAATCCAAGGGCCGCAAGCGGGCCGTGGAAGCGGGGGTGAATGCGTAGTTTCATAGGTTGTAGTTACTGGCCACAATGACCAGACCAGATGACACCGTTGCCGATGCCACCGGATCCGGTCACTGCGGGGTGATTCGTGCGGCAACGCAGAGCTGGTGGTCATGCGTTCCCGTGTCGTGGTCGTAATTGTAGTAAATCAGCCAATCGCCCGGTGGGAGTCCGTCGCCACGCTGAAAGCGGACGAATAGCATGCACCAGCAATCGTTTTCGTCGCCAGATAGGATTTCATGGCATCCATGATGGGAGTCGGTCACTCCACGGACCCAATCGGGAGTCGGGCTGATAGTTGCGATGGGGACGAAAGTTCCCGGACGAACCCATCCGACATTGGTGAAGCTGGCGAAGGGGTGTTCGGTGGTTGCTGCGGTCGTTGTTTTCATTGGAGTCGCCTATTTATAACTCTTCTCTACTCATGTCTATAAAATCTGAAGAAAAGTGGCCAAGTGGCCTTTTTTAGGGGTGAGTTGCTTTCATGAAGAAAGAGAAAGGGGTTGTCCTGGTGAAGCCTAGGCAAAGGGCGAAACCGGAGAAGGGCACTAAAATGGTCCTGTCAGAGACC